GCTGGACTATCTCGACCTGTTCAAGAAGTTTGGCTACACGTACGGTACTCAAGAAAACTATAAGCTCAATACGATTGCTGCCACCGTCCTTGGTGAAAAGAAGATTGACTACTCGGAGCATTCGTCTCTGTTCAATCTGTACAAGGAAGACCACCAGAAGTTCATCGACTACAACATTCGAGACGTTCAGCTGGTTGACAAGCTCGAAGATAAGATGGGCCTGATCACGCTGGCTATGACTCTAGCGTACTGGGGTCTGGTTAACTACTCGGAAGTGTTTGGTCCTGTTAACATGTGGGATGCACTGATCCACAACCAGCTTCGCCGACGTGGAATCGTTGTTCCTCCTAAGAAGAGTGGTCACAAGGAGAGGCAGATTGAGGGTGCGCACGTCAAGGATCCTGAGCCTGCAATGTATCGCTGGATGTGTTCTTTTGACTTGAACTCTCTGTATCCGCACCTGATGATGCAGTACAACATGTCTCCGGAGACGATCTTGAATAAGGTTTATCCTGGGATCAATGTTGACAGCCTGCTTGGTGGATATGAACCAAAGCTAGCAGCAGATGAGTGCATCAGTGCTACTGGTCAGTACTTCTCCACTACCACCAAGGGGTTTATTCCTTCTACTGTCGAGTACATGTATGCACAGCGTTCTGAATTCAAGAAGCAAGCGCTCATGCACAAGCAGGAGAAGGAGAACACAAAGGATCCGGTCAAGATCAAAGAGCTTGAGAAGCTAATCACCCGTGCTGACTGTCAGCAGATGGCTATCAAGATTCTTATGAACTCACTTTACGGTGCAATGTCGAACGAATACTTCAGGTACTTTGACGTCCGCATTGCTGAGTCGATCACTGTGAGTGGTCAGCTGTCAATTCGCTGGGCAGAGCGTGCAATCAATCGCTACCTCAACAAGCTGCTGAAAACTGACAAGGACTACATCATCGCAATCGATACAGACTCGTTGTACATTATCCTCGAGCCACTGGTTGAGAAACTGTATAAGGATACGCCCGTGGGAGACGTGGTGAAGATCCTTGATCAGATCTGTGTTGAGAAGATCGAGCCTCTGGTTGCCAGCAACTACGAGGCGCTTCGCAAGCTGATGAATGCTCCTCAGCAGAAGATGGTGATGAAGCGAGAGGTCATTGCGGATAAGGGGATCTGGACTGGTAAGAAGCACTACATCCTCAATGTGCATAACTCCGAGGGCGTGCAGTATGCAAAACCTAAGCTCAAGATCGTGGGCATCGAGGCTGTCCGTTCCTCGACACCTGGTGTCTGCCGTAAGATGATTGTGGACACGCTAAATGTAATCATGCAGTCTGATGAGAAGACTGTTCAGGATTACATTGCTGAGCTGAGAAAGCAGTTTGATACATACGGTGTAGAGGACATCGCCTTTCCGAGAGGCGTGTCTAACATGGACAAGTATGCAGACAAGCGGTCTGTGTATGTCAAGGCGACACCGATCAACTGCCGAGCTGCTCTGGTATACAACCACCTGCTGAATCAGATGAATCTGGCTAGCAAGTATGAGCCAATCAATACTGGTGAGAAGATCAAGTTTGTGTACTTGAAGACACCCAACACGATTGGTGAGAATGTGATTGGGTTTCCTGTCGTGCTGCCTCAAGAACTCAATGTGCACAAGTATGTGGACTACGAGCTGCAGTGGCAGAAGGCGTTCTTGGAACCTCTTCGCACGATTCTAGATGCAGCTGGGTGGCAAGTAGAGAAGACTAGCACACTAGAAGATTTCTTTAGCTAATATAAGGACACTACAATGAACGATGATCATGACTTTGGATTCACGTTTGCTGACGAGCAGCAATTCACTAAGGTTGAAAAGGTAGTGGATAAGGAGAAGCTCATGAAGCTACGTGCCATGATTATGCCTCTCCTCCTAAACCTCAAGAAGAACCCGGACAAGGACATCATCCAGTGGCCAGGCAAGGAACGCATCAAGAGTGTAGATGCCTTCATGAAAAAGATGGATAAACTGATTGACGAATGATCAATATGATGTACAATGCACACAATGATGAGGAGAACTACTAATGTCTTTGCGTGACCGTCTTATTAAAAACAGCACTATCGAACACACGTCCCTACTTGAAGACTCGAAAATTTATACCAAGAAGGACATGATCCCCACCCCTGTGCCTATGATTAACGTGGCTCTCTCGGGCACTGTTGATGGTGGGATTACGCCTGGTCTGACAATGCTTGCTGGTCCTTCCAAGCACTTCAAGACTGGGTTTGCGCTGCTTCTGGCTTCATCGTATCTTCGTAAGTACAAGGATGCTGTCATTCTGTTTTACGATTCTGAGTTTGGCACTCCACAGGGCTACTTCAAGACTTTTGGTATTGCACTCGACTCCGTCATCCATACGCCTGTGACTGATGTTGAAGAGCTTAAGCATGATATCTCTGTGCAGCTGCAGAACCTGCAGCGTGACGACAAGGTTATCATCGTGATTGACTCAATTGGTAACCTTGCCTCTAAGAAGGAGACCGATGATGCTCTGGAAGGCAAGTCTGTTGCTGACATGTCTCGTGCCAAGGCGCTCAAGTCTCTGTTCCGCATCGTCACTCCTAAGCTGACACTCAAGGACATTCCAATGGTTGTGATCAACCATACCTACAAGGAGATCGGAATGTTTCCCAAGGACATCGTTGGTGGTGGTACTGGTTCCTATTATGGATCCGATAACATCTGGATCATTGGACGCCAGCAGGATAAGGATGGGACCGAGATTGCCGGCTATCACTTTGTCATCAATGTCGAGAAGAGCCGCTATGTCAAGGAGAAGTCTAAGATCCCTATCACCGTCAGCTACGATGGTGGTATTAATAAGTGGTCCGGACTGCTTGACCTTGCTATTGAAGCAGGTATAATCGTCAAGCCTAAGAATGGCTGGTATGCTCGCGTGAATCTTGCTACCGGTGAGATGAGTACCAATATGCGTGCTGCAGACATCGTTAACAACCGTGACTTTTGGAAGTCTGTCTTTGAGGAAACAAACTTTGCCGATTGGATCAAGGACAAGTACATGCTAGCTGTTGGGGAGATCCTTGCTAATGACGAAGATGACGAGTAACATAGTCTCCACCTTCTACAGCGATGACTTGCGTCTGATGGCGCAAGTCTCTGTGGAAAATGATCGACTGTATGTTGATTTTTTCAAAGATGAGGTTCTGATTGGCTATCAGATGATAGATGACCATAGTGTCTTCTACGCTGAAAGTATGGCTGAGAACTACACACTTGGTGTCATCAAGGTTGATCCGGAAACGTGGAGGATAAATGTTTGAACAAGTAATCTTTGGGAATCTAATCTTTCGTGAGGATTTTGGAAGGAAGGTAATTCCATTCCTCAAGAAGGACTACTTCCAAGATCACAACGACAAGATTCTGTTTGAGTTGATTGAAGACTATGTTGGGAAGTACAACCGCTTCCCAACAAAGGAAGCTCTTGCCATTGACTTGACTGGCAAGAATGGAATCACTGATGAGCAAGTCAAGTCAATTGGAAAGAACATTGAGGATCTGACTTACGATCCTAAGACTGAGCTTGACTGGATTGTCGATAAGACTGAGAAGTATGTCCAGGAACGTGCTGTCTATAACGCTATCATGAATTCTATTCAGATTCTGGACAACAAGGATGCAAAGAACTCCAAGGGTTCTATTCCTCAGATTCTGTCCGATGCTCTTGGTGTGAGCTTTGATACAAACATCGGCCATAACTTCATTGACGATGCAGACTCGCGATATGAGTTTTACCATCGCAAGGAGACCAGGGTTGCATTCAATCTAGACTACTTCAATAAGATCACCAAGGGCGGGCTTCCTAACAAGACCCTGAATATTGCCCTTGCTGGTACTGGCGTTGGTAAGTCTCTGTTCATGTGTCACTGTGCGTCTGGTAATCTGCTGGATGGCAAGAACGTCTTGTACATCACGATGGAGATGGCTGAGGAACGTATTGCTGAGCGTATCGATGCCAACCTGATGAATGTGACGATGGATGAGCTTGGCCACATGGATAAGGAGACTTATGATCGCAAGCTGGCTCGTGTCAAGAACAAGACGACTGGCAAGCTGATCATTAAGGAGTATCCGACTGCTGGTGCTGGCTCTGCTAACTTCCGCCATCTGCTGAATGAGTTGAAGCTCAAGAAGAACTTCACTCCCGACATCATCTACATCGACTACCTGAATATCTGCTCCAGCTCTCGTATGAAGTATGGCAGCAACATTAACTCGTACATGTACGTGAAGGCAATTGCTGAGGAGCTTCGTGGTCTGGCTGTTGAATTCAATGTTCCTATCGTCTCTGCTACTCAGACGACTAGGTCTGGCTACAGTAACAGTGATGTGGGTCTCGAAGATACTTCTGAGTCGTTTGGTCTTCCGGCTACGGCTGACTTCATGTTTGCTTTGATCTCTTCTGAGGAGCTAGAGGGCCTTGGGCAGCTAATGGTTAAGCAGCTCAAGAACCGATACAACGATCCTTCCTCGTATCGTAGGTTTGTTGTTGGTGTTGACAGATCCCGAATGAAGCTGTATGATGTTGAGCAAGATGCACAGGAAGGGTTGATTGATGACAAGCCTGTAATGGATAAGTCTGAGTTTGGCGAAAGAGATAGCGACTTCTACAAGAAGAAGTCCAAGTTTTCAAAAAAGGATTTTGAAGGGTTTGCATGATGAAGACCAAGGACCTGTTTCATAACCGCAGGAAGTACTATGTTCTGGCTCGCCACCATCCGCTTGGGAATGGCATGTATGAGTATGCGGGCTTTGAGGTGATTGAGCGGGCAACTGATCAGGCTATCAAGCGCTTCTACACATTTGAAGAAGCAAACAAGTACGCTCAGTCTCTTGAGGGCGGGCGAGCATTTGACGGTTGGACTCCATCCTTCATGCTGAAAAATAATTCTGTTGTTTTAGAAAAAAGTCCGTAATTTGAACTAAATAAACCTAAGCAGCAGTATGCGATTCTAGACGCAAGTGGCACAGGGGATAACCGAAAGGAACAGCTGAGAGCACGGTGGGGTTCCGCTCAGCATTGCTGCATTGAATGGGGGTTGGGCGAAAGTCCAACCCCTTTTTCGTTATAAATACAGCTAAACCCCCGGAGATGCTCATGAGATTTTTAAGCCATGTCTGCTAAATCAGATGCATATGAAAAAGCTGTCGCCGACACTATTAACGGCATACCAGGTGTAACTGCAATCAGACCACCTGGTGATACGCGTCTCTCAGACGTCTTGATCGTCAAGTACAACAACAAGGCTGTTAATGCCTGGGTTGAGGTCAAGATGAGTCACAGCGACAATCTATCCAACCCAAGAGTGTTCTATTCAAACGGTAGGTGGCAAACAACCTACAAAACACCAGCTGCAGAAGCAGCATGTAATATCTTAAATGCATCTAATGAGGCTGAACAATTCATTAAGAATATTGCAAAGTTTAGTGGCATTCCTCTCAAGAGCATAAAGATCCCCACCACACAATCAGGATTGAAAGAGGAAGGTGCTGTACCACTAGCAGTAATGAAGTCCTACTTCAACCAGCCCGGTGTGAACAGATACATTGCTAACAAAGAAAACTATAATCTTGGCAAGCTAGTCACAGAACACTACACAATAGGTAAAAAGGAACCAGCAAACTACATGCAGGCTGGTGATGACTTTTACTTGATATCAAATGCAAATCCACTCAATCTCACAAAAAGTATACCGCTGCTGAAAGGTAGTGGTGATTTTAAAGTCAGAGTCTCCACGCGATCTGCTTTCTATGAAGTACAGGCAGAGATCAAGATAGCAAAAATGCCAGACAGTAAATACTCAATGGCACCTGGTACCAGAAAGCTAAATCCGTTCCTGTCAAAATAATAGTAAAGAAAACAATAGCAATGCTGACATTTGCAAAGTTCCTGATTGAATCAATTGATGTAGACAAGCTAAAGCATCTAGAACATGCTGAGGATCACATCATCCATGGCGGGGACGAGGGCGTCGCTCATGCTGCTAACAATCTCGACGATCTTCATTCTCTTCTTACTGGTGGCAAGTCTAAGTCAAAAGTAACTACCAAGTACGATGGTTCACCTTCTGTTGTCTTTGGTGTCAATCCTGAGAACGGAAAGTTCTTTGTTGCATCCAAGTCAGCGTTCAATGTAAACCCAAAGCTAAACTACACAGAGAAGGACATTGACCAAAACCATGGTCATGCACCTGGTCTTGTTTCTAAGTTGAAAGCAGCGCTAGCTCATCTTCCCAAAGTTATGCCTAAAGATGGTGGTGTGTATCAAGGTGACTTCTTGTACGACAAACCAGATGTTGAGGAAGAGAATGGCAAGCTGAAGTTTGCGCCCAACACAATCACATATGCAGCACCCATGGAATCTGCACAGGGCAGAAAGATTGCAGCATCACAGATTGGTTTTGTTGTCCATACAAAATACAAGGGTAAGAAGCTAGCAGACATGAAAGCTGGCTTTGATGTTGATCATTCTAAGTTCAATCAAGATCCAGATGTTAACCTGGTCAATCCAGAAGTCAATGACACAACCAAGTCGCGCTACACCAGTGCAATGCAAGCAAGGTAT